ATAAATTATGCGTAAGCCTTACCTCTAAAGTGATTGAAGATCCTGAAATAAGTTGTATTCCTGTAAGATCAAAATAGACAGTAGCATTTGGAATTGTTTGAGCACTACCAAAACTATATACACCTGTTCCTGTAGTATCCGTCAAACTTTCTGTTCCTACTAATTCAGAAACAGGAGAAGCAACATACTCAAGCTTAGTTACGTTTCCATTTTTGTCAACCAAATCGTAACCTTCAACATAGTTACCATACATCAAGCGATTACCCATAATTGTTTGAGCTCTTGCAAGAAGTGGTACATTGTCAAATAACCTGAGTAATTCAGATTCAAGAAGAACAGTAAATATTTTACTGTTGTTAAATGTATAAGTATAGTTAGTGTTATTGGCAAGACCAAGCTCAGCTTTGTCAAGCTTCTCAATAACTTTTATAATATTCGTTCCGGCTTCCTTAAACAACAAATCAATACCAACAACAAGCGGTCCCCCTGCATTATATGTAACTATTGCCGTGTTGTTAATATTAACCATCCCCTCATTGAGGTAACTGTTGATGCTAAACTCAAATGGGTTTGGTGTAAACGCAGGAGCTGACCACAATGAAGTAGCAGAATACTCTCCATCTTGATAGCGATAACGATATGCAAAACAAATAAATCTTGTTTCCATAAAATTATCTTGCTGCCCTGTTCTTATTTCACGAACTCCGGGTGCTTCAACAGGAGGCTTCTTAATGACAAGTAAAGATTCTGCGCTAAATTGGTCTATGTTTCCAACAGGGTTAGGATAGTTTCTCGTTATGTTGAATACCCTTGGAGGGTTATAGTTGTCGGTAAAAAATATTAACTGATCAATAAGATCTACGCCTGTAATTAAAAACTCAGGGTTAAAGTTTAGTGTGGTATTAGTCCCACCACCATCGTTAATACTTATTACGTGATATGTTAAACTGTTTTGTATCGTGTTGTACGATACGATCATATCAAGCTTGCCTGTAGCTCCTACAGGAAAATTTGGGTCATGAACAAACCAAAATATTCTTTCGTTTGCACTATCGTCAATCGCTCCAATGCACCTTGCGTTTGCACTAAGCGGTGTATTATTTATATACCTAAGCTGAGTAAGAGATACATTTCCTTTTGTATTCTCAATGACACCAATCTCAGATTGCTCTGTTGAGCCCATGCGAACATTAAGAGCATCTATGTACTCGCCATCAGGAATAAGTCGTTCATCAACGACTTTATTCATTTTACCTGCTGTAAAGTTTCTTGTTATATTCGCCATATTATTTTAACCACTTGTCCATCCCACGTAGGTTCATAAGAAGTCTACCCGGATGAATGTTACTCATTCTTATTTTAGCATTACGAAGCAGTGCTGCTTTTTCTTTACGAGCACGAGCCACAATGTACTCTTGTACACCAAGCTTTGAATTAAGTATCTCGTATTGAACGTATGCGTAAATATATTTTTCAAATAGTTTGTTAACACTAACCAATGCGTCATTGCCATTCTCCATGCCATCAGAGATGTATTCAAGAATAACAGACTGACCATACATGTCAGCGTTAAAGTTTATCACACCTGATCTTGTGTCAATCGCAAATGTTGGATTGAAGTTTGCAGTCTCTGTGTTGAGACCATAACGCTCACCAAGACCATATTCAAAATACCAAACACCATCAATATCCCATCCCTCTTGTCCATAGTATTGGCTTTGTGGATTAAGGTAAATGCTTTTCTTAATACCCTCTAAACGCTGCAAATCAATTTGAGAAAATTGAGGAGATAGTGCGTTGCCATCTTGATCAAATAAAATCTTTCCGGTTTGATCTTGCAAGTATGCAAGTGATGATAGTATCTGAATATTTTCTGTAAGTGGTCTAAGGTAACCGTCTTTATACAAGTTTACTCTTACCCAATTAACGTAGTCTGAAGGTAGAATATACCTAAGTGTATCATCAACTGTAAGCTCTAATACTTTTATCTGCTTGAACGCATCATAGTTAAGTTCTTGCACAGCACGCTTAGCGTGAAATAATATCTTGAATCTTTCTTCATTATTTACGAGCGAGTGGTTTCCTGCATACATCAACATAAAGTTGTTGACAATGTCAAATAGACTCACATATTGATATGAGCCCCAATTGGCATCTGTGGGTTGATTGCCACCGTTTTCGTAGTATTGATATTGACTAATATACGACATGATTATACTGATTGTTTTTGTTCTTCAGTTGCCCCAAATTGAACAGCGGCTATCTCACGAATAGACATTCCTGCGTATTGAAGAATCTTTGTCACAAGTTTAAACTCATCTTCATAAGGAACTTCAAAATCTTGATAGTCAGGCTGAGACTGATCAAATACCGGCTCACCATTTGTTAACGAAATATAGGTCCACTTAGGATCTTTTGGATACCTAAAATAATTTGCTTCAACTTCATTCGGTAGATTGATAGTTGATGGATAAACTGTCATAATACCATTCTCTTGCGTATACGCAGGGTACTGTTCTGTTGGAGCAGTAAGGTTTGACGTATTAAGCATTGTGATTTTGGTATGCGTTATCTTCTCTGCTTCTCCTTTAAATACTCGTGGGCTTACTGATGCGTCATAACAAAGCACCTTATTGATCATGAAATAATCAAACCCTGTAGTAGTAGGAGAAGGAAGATAAAATCTGTTTGTGGCAGGAGCAACTTGCGATAGTGTTGATGTTACTGAAAATAATTCCATTGCTTCTTCAATCGCTTTGCGTATGTCGGCATATCCTGTTCCTGATGTACGAAGGTTCTCCATATTTAAGATCTTATTGTACTCAGAAAAATACTCTTCAAAGGTCTCAAGCTGAGCCTGTTTGGCGTACAGATTGAAATCGGATGGGGATATGTATCCGTAGTTATTCTTGTTCAGAATAGATAAGACTGTATTTCTTACGGAATTTATCATTATTCGCTTTTTACAAAGATAAACAAAAAAAAGAGGGAGAATTAAATCCCCCTCTAAGCTACAATTTATATCACTTAAAACCTACTGTAAATTATTTTCAAGCATTTTTAAAGCGTCAATTCCATCGTCAGTCTTTAAGAACTCGGCAATTGTGAAGTACGGGTCCTGACCATAAGGAACAGTTAACATCTTTTTCTTATTGGAAACAGTATTAAACCACACCTCTTTTTGGCCATTTCTGAACGTCAAAAGCTTGTTTTCAAAGAACACGTGTACATTGGATTGAAGCTTAAGCATTGGATCGCTAAGCATATTTATAAACCCAACAGGGTCTTTTTTGGCATAAACCAAAACATCACGCTTTAATTCTGCTGTTGTAAATCTTGAAGGATCTTTACCGAACAGAACCCTTGCTGCTGTTTCAAGCTGCTCTACAGATAGCTGACGAGCCTGAACCAAAGCATCTACTTCGGCACTCAAACTTTCAACTTCTTTAGCTGCATCTTTCTCAGTATCAACCTCTACGAAGGTACGCCCATTAAGGGGGTGGTAGTAGAGGAACTGTTGTAGGACCGGGTTGTTTTTAGGAACCTGAAGGAATCCATTCTCAAATATAATAGGCTCAACAATGGCGTTTCCATCTTGCTCATCCTCAAAAGGGGTCTTTTGATTAACGGCATATCTGAGTGGTCTATTGACATTGTTTTCCTCATCAAACCACAATAGTGGGAATCGTCTTGTATTTCGAGAAGGGATAGTGTAAGATAGAGGAGCAGAATCTCCTTTTAGTTTATATATCCTGTCAGCAGGAACTATATTCTTTTTCATTAAATTTTAATTTGATTAGATTTTTAAAATAAGGGGGAGTGCCGTTTGGCACCCCACCCTTTATTGATTGCTTGCTTATGAACCGTAACGGAACAACACGAAGTTGTTAGCACCCAAAGTACAAACGCAACGCTCAGAAAGGAAGTTAACCTCCATTGCATCGAGATCGCTTGTTTGAGCACCACCGGCAGAACCTGTGATCCAAGTCTTGTAACGGCGGTCTTCAGTCTCAGAAGCACGGTAGCGAACGTGTAAGAACGGACGCTTAGCGTTCTTGCCAAGGATTTGGTCGTATACAGATGTAGAACCTGCAGGAACCAAAAGACCTGTTACAGTACCTGCGGCTTGAGCACCTGTAGGAAGACCACCACGCATGGTAGGATCGTTCAAGTACTTCCAATCAGACTTGTAGAAGTCGTAACCTCTGCGGAAGCCTGTGAAGCCAAGGTTTAATGCCATGTCTTTGTCGTTGTCGAACAAACCGTAAGATGTACCGTTTGCTCCGTAGCTGTTTTGAGCAGCCAACATATCGTCAATGTCAAAGCTGAAGGCACGGTTTACGAAGATTACGTTCTCTTCGATTGCACCTTGCTTGTCAAGACGAGAGATGATGCTGTCAAAGTCTACAAGGGTAGTTGGGTTACCACCGCCCCATACGTTACCACGATCGTTAACAACGTAGAAGATACCTTCTGAACCTTTGTTACCGTAAAGTGGGTTAAGTGAAGCGTTAGCAGCACCTGAACCTGACTCAGCAGGAACAGCCTCGATCATTGCAGTCTCAAGGTAGTCCTCAAAACGCAAGCGAGTTTCGTGCTCACTCTTCAAATACCAAAGGTATCCGGTAGCACCGTTCTCGGTTGTTACTTCTACCCATCCAATCTGAGCCATGTCAGAACCGCTTACAGCGTATTTGTCCTTGATGATGATTGGAGAGTTGTCGAAGATCTCATCTTCTGCTTCCAAAGAACCGATCATTCCAACAGTTCCTTTCTTGAACTCAGAACCGTAGATCCATACAGAAAGAACGGCTGTGCCTGAGAAAGTTTGACCACCGGCTTCGTAGTAAGCAACATCGAAAGTACCTGCAGTGGTGTTCACAGCAGTAACGATACCCTTGTTAGAAAGACCTGTAGCGTTGTCAGAAATAAATACAGTCTGACCGGCACGGATAGCAATACCACTTACGTTAGCATCGCTTACAGTGATGGTAGCAGAATCTGCAGCAGCAGCCGCAGAAGAGTCGCAGTTCACATATTTAGTGTGAAGACGTCCTTGTTCAGCCCACTTAATCATGTCTGAGTTAGAAGGCATTTCAGCACCTACCATACGAAGGAAAGATGCGATAGTGCGATTACCATAACGCTCGAACTCCTTCTCGTAAGTATCAGGAAGATACTGATTCAAGAAGTTAAAGTTGGTAATATAGTTTGTCGAAAGGGGCACCTGCTCCGCACTTGGCTGAAGCTGATAACCCGGTGAAGGTAAAACTGCCATTTTTGTAAATTTTAAATTTTAGATTTTTTTAATGCTGCGGATTTTGAGACTCCTGCCGGAATCCGGTGCGACCGCTTTCACCTGCACTCCCCCCTTATTTACAACTTCAGGTGCTCTACGCTCTGACATATTTATATTTTTAGTCTTGCGCATTACATCATCTGTTGCATCAGCTTGTCCCTGTTCGTAAAAGAACTTGGCAAACCGATCGGGGTTCATTGCAATTGACAAAGCCCTATGGTATCCTGCTGCATCCTTAATCAAGCCCTGATCATCCAAAAACTTATTAATAAAGTTTGTTGGTGTTGATTGAACCTTTTTTAATTCTGACGCAGAACCGGGAGAAAACAAAATCTTCTTGTCGTCAATGTTGAACTCAAAACCTTTGAACTCTTTACTAAAGACTTCGTCAGACTTTTGGTCAAACCACTTACGCTTCCGGTTGTTTTCTTCATTCAGGGTTTTTGCCTGCTGTGTATATTGACGGTATGCCTCATACTCCTCATTCTCTTCGGGAGACAAACCATTTGCTCTTGACTCAAGAGGCAGTTTGTACTTCTCCTTCTGTTCGTTGAAGTAATTCTTGGCTTCCGCAATAGCCTTTTTACGTGCGATCTTTATCTTCTTAATTTTAGACTCATCATCAATGTCTTCATCGTACGAGTAGTCCTCCATTAACACATCAATGTCTTCTTTGTCAAGACCCTTCTGTGTAGAAGCAAGATATTCACGAAGAACTTGATCAGGCTCCATTTCATCGTAGTCCTTGTTGACTTTAATAAAGTCATCAAACCCACGGCCTGTCTCCTTCTTAAATTTCATATAAGCAGCTACGTCTTCAGGGAGAGGATCAGACTCTTGTCGTTCTGATACCAACTCATCAAAAGAGTTTATCTGCTTATTATAGCGTTTTCCAATATATGAAAGAACTTGTTCTTCTGTTAGTTCAGGCTCATCTTCTTTGGTTTGTTCTGTAGAAGTTTCAAGGTTTGACGTGTCGATTTTTATATCGTTCGTCTGTTCACCGTTCATTTCCTTCTCATGCTTTTCAAGAAGTTCTTTTTCAACTTCCTGTATGCTTTTACCTTCTGATGAGTCAAGAGCTCTTACTTTGATTTCCATTTAATTAGATTTAATTTGATACAAATTTATACAAAAAAACTATATTTCCTATCGAGGTTCAAATTCTGCTAAATCAAACCCGTCAAGCGTGTCCTCGTTAGACTCGAAGTTCATAGGAGGAAGGTTGTTTTTTCTTTGGTTAATCAGCTTGGATTGCTCCGTATTTTGCTGACTAATCCTTCTTGCCTTCTCTTTCTCCTTCATATCCTCCCTGCTCATTATAGCGGTCTCCTTAAGACCACCTAACTGCATTTGGTATTGGAACTCCTCGTTCATGAGCATTCGCTTCATCTCAGCCTCAGCTCTTAGCTTCTCAATATCGAAAGCTACCTCGGCTTGCTTAAGCTGCATCTTGGCCTGAGACTCAAGCTGAATCTTTTGCATAGCCGTTTGTGCCGCCATCTGCTGAGATTGAAGTTGTTGCTGAGCCATCATGGCCTGCTTCTGCATCTCCATCTTCTCCTGTCGGTCTTGTTTCTTTACACGTTTAACCTTAAGTAACTGATTAGCAAGCTTTATATTCTTGATTTCCCTGATGTCGATGGCATCCTCAAGGTTGATGTCTCCCTTAGACAGGGCCATTTGAATGTTGGCCTCAAGCTGAGCTTTCTGCTCTTCATCCGGAGATACCTCGATAAATATACCAAAGTCATATATGTACAAATCCTTAATCTCATTGAGTAAGGATACATTGTACTTGCCTATCTTATTAGCGAAATCATCTTTAAAGTCTGCGTATTCCAAAATATCTGCAACACGGTAGGTAAGGGCCTCAGCAAGCGACCTATAAATAAATAAGCCTCCTTCGAGAATGTGGCGTGTAGCCGTATTAGAGTTAAGTGCAGCGAGCTTTTGGACCCCTACCAATGCGTTTGGATCAGGCGTTGAGCCATCTCTTACTTCATTCAGACCGGTTACCGACCTGATCATATCAAGGTAGTGATTGTAGTTTGCTATCAGCATCTGTGTTTTAGAAGCCCCCGAATTAGAGGTAAGCTGCTGAATAGGTATTCTTGCATTGTTGAAATCTCCCTCTTGAGTATAACTACGTCCGATGACGCTACCCGTTTGGAAGTAAAGACGCAACGCATCTTCAGGATTGTATGCCTGACCTGTACCCAAGTCTACTTCATTGAGACCATCGGCATCAATGAATACACCATCAGGAACAGTACGAGCAATAACCTGCTGAAGCTTTAAGTGAGTAAGTTGAATTAA